AAAGGAGTGTTGTATCCTTTAGTGTATCCCTGTTAGCTATTTACTAATTTTATTTTTAAGTTATTATACCATGAGAGCCTTTTTCAGACAAATAAAAACCGTGATTATCTCACGGCCTTATGTCTTGTCCGATTCCATCTCATACATCCTCACCGAATGCAGCACTAGATCCCGATATTTCCAAGTCGATACCAGGTACTCAATAACTTCTTGGTCCTCTATCTTGCATTCCATGAATAATAACAACTTGACCGTGTATTCATTCTTTAAAATTGGAACAGTATAAGTCACATCTACCCAGTGTTCAAAACCTAAATCAGTCTGCTCTATGATTGCAAGTTCAATCTTCAAAATGTTCATATTTTCTTCCTCCTACTTATCTATTCGTAAAAAAAAGAAAAAACAGTGAAAAAATCACTGTTTTATTAAAAAATTTCATTATCAGCTTTCATTTCTGCCAAAACCGAAGTAATCAAGACTTTTTCTGCAAGATCTCCCTGCTCGATTTCTTCAGCAGTATAGTAGTAGTCGATGATAGGACATTTGTCCAGCATTTCGTTATAGTCTCCTCTTACAATATAGAGATATTCGTTTGCCAATCCTTCCTCTATGTCTGCCTCTAGTTCTTCTATCAGTTCGCTGTAATCATAACTAAAACGATAATTTCCAGCGTCTATCCATGACTGGACTCTCATAGCGAACTCAAGGCTTAACTTGTTAAAATCCTTTTTTCCATTCCTCAAGAGAGAGATGGAGCTCTCTTGTATGCCTATCTCTTTTGCTAAACGATAGGCTGAGACAGCCTTATTCATTAAGACCGCCTCAACTTGTGATGTGTTAATTTTCATTAAATCACCTCTTTGAGTAGGATGTTCACATAGGTTCTGCGGACATTTCTAGTACCTTTATTTTTAATTTCTCGAACTGGTTGAGTTTGAGTCAAATAGTTATCGCCTTGTCGAACGATGATTTCTTGAATACGATTCTTAAAATCTTCCCATTCTTCATTCTTACGTTGAACAACTCTAATGATTTTATGTTTTTTATCGATTTCGTTTTCAGTGAATTTCATAATATTTCTCCTTAACCCCAAATTTTTTCTGAAATGTAGTAAGTTCCGTAGTTAGAACCGTCAGTGATGACTTCAATGCCGTAGTAAGCACCAACTTTGTGCATTACTTCGTTGAAGTGTACTTCTTTGGCTTCACTAAGTAGGCTTGCGCGTCCGTATTGTCCAGCTTGACGCATTTTAGCTTCAACTGCTTGCCATTGTTTCAAACTGTAGCGTTCTGTTTCTTCTTGTTCTGATTTAACGATTCCCCATGCAATTTTCATTGCTTCTGCAATGTACTCAACTGCTGAACCACCAAATCTTTTAGAACCGCGTTTCGCGATTGCCCAAGCTAGTGTCATAACCTCTTTTTTCATTTTTGATTTCCTCGTTTCCTTTATCTTGATTATAGTATATCACTTTACTTGACGTTCGTCAAGTATTTTAATAAAAATATTTAAAGATTTTTTAATTCAGAAAGTACTTTCAGAGCAAACAAAAAACCGCAAGCCTGAGCCTGCGGTTAGTGTAATCTATTTGAAAGCCTTTCTGTTTTTTTATTTTTCTTCTTTTGGTTTGTCAACGACGGTCACAAGTCCATCTGGTTCTGTTTTGAATGCTGGATCTGTGTGTAATTCACCGTTCGCCTTCAAGTAGTACCAGCCGTCGCCTGATTTGACGAATTGTTTGGATAGCATGTAGCCATCTTTTTCTTCCATGAAATACCAGGTTTCACGATATTTAACCCAGCCAGTAGCCATACGACCATCTGACTTGAAGAAATACCATCGATGGTTGAGGAACATCCAGCCTGTGACCATTGCGCCACGCTTGTCAAGATAGAACCAGTCTTTTCCATCGTTGAACCAACGATTGATTAAGCAATAGCCACGTTCATCGAAGTAGAACCACTCTCCCTTGATTTGTTTCCAGCTGTTTTTTGGATAAGAGCCATCTGACTCCTCCCACCACCAACCTGTTTCATTGCGTTTCCAGCCAGCTTCAGATAAGCCACCTTCGATATCCTTTTTAAACTGCTCACGGCTGATGCCCCATTTTGCAAGGTAAGGATACGGATCAACGTGGTCAGAGTAATTGCGAGGTTGGTTGTATGTGCAATATTGATGAGTCTTAATTCCAGCCAAGCTGTCAGAATCCAGCGTCTTAGGAATGCCAGCTTCATCAGCAAGGTTACGCAGCAGTTCGACGTATAGCTTGTAATCACGCATGAATTCTTCTTTTGTGCTATGGCTCTCAATCAATTCTACTTGGCCGTAGCCTTCAACGTTCCAGCCACCTCCTACATCGTATGCTCCCATGTCTGTATACCAGGTCTGCATCACACGTCCATTACCTACAACGTGTGAGAAGAATCCTGAATCAACAGGACGACGCATGTGGTAGTCTGCTTCATTTTGGGCAGTTGAATTTGGATTGCCCGTTGAATGTGCATGAATTTGTCGGTATGGTTGTTCGCCAATTTGTGGTAAGTCAGTCCTTAGTCTACTTGTATCGATATCCATACTTATTCCCCTTTCCAGGCTTCGTTCATTTGCTTGACCGCTGACTCGACAAATGTGTCTAAGTCTTTATCAGTCATACTGATGTTGTATTTGGTAAGTTCAGCACGGATTTTAGTACGTGCTTGCTCAAGCTTCTCTTCGCCTTTGTAGCCAGTCTCAGAAGCGACCTGCTCAACGGCATTGACCGCATTTTTAGCCAAGATTTCGACGATTTTGATGGTCTTCTCTCCGCCTTTTTTAATGAGAAAATCCTTAATCGCTTTGACTGCGACGCCTGCCAAAATTGTCAAGATTCCAGTAGCTGATGCTACGATAATTTCAGTAATTTGTTGCATGTGTTATTCTCCTTTTTCGATTTCTTCCATGCGGTCGTTCATGCGTACCATTTCTTTTTGAATGTCTCCGACCGTGTGAGTGATTGTGGTTAATTCTGTAGTGGTTTTTTCCAAATGAGTCATCAAACGCTCTTCTCGTCTGTTAGAGTCTGCTTTTGATTGCTCATGTAGATCCATAATCTTCTTTTCTCGCTTGTCCGAAGTCTTGATAAGATATCGAATGATTATGAAGAAAAGAAAGATAAACAAAATCGCCCAAGCTACCTGACTTTGAGCGATTTTTTCAGCTTCTTCAATCGGCATACAACCTCCTTCTAATCGATACGTGGCATGACCACTGTAAGAATGCCCTTTTGCAACATTTCAGCAAGAGTCTGTTCTTTCCATGTGTAGCCTTCAGATGGTTGCATCTGGAATTTCAGGATTGTTTGTGTTTCCTTCGGCCATTTTGGATTCGTGTCGTAAGGGTAAGGCATCGATACGATGTCACCGTTCGTGTAACGACGGTCTTTGACAAGGGGCTTGATGAACGCTGCTACTTTTTCATAGGCAAAGGTAGGCATACCACCGTTTTGAGATACTACCACGGCACTCAAGACCTTAGCGATATCTGAAACAGCTTCCAGATACTCTTTGTTAGCAGTCAAGTCTGTCTTTGTTTTCGCAAGAGTCTGAACCGCTTGTTCAATCTCAGCTTGTGCCTTCACGATTGCAGAGCCTGGATCTAATTCAGCCTTGATGATATCCAGCACTGCTTGAATCAAGACGTCCTCTTGTTCAGACGTGCGGTCTCCTGCGAGCTCACGCAGGTTTGTACTGTAACGAGTACCATCTGACAGACGGATTTCAACCACGGTCTTGAGGTTATCCCCAAGGCCACGAGTATAAGGCTTGCCTGCAAGCTCATAGTTATTAATTGCCATTTGTCATTTTTCCTTTCACTTCTTCAAACTTAGCTTTCAGTTTTTCATCCGATTCGATGATTTGCTTCATTTGCTCAAGCTCCATCGCTGTCACTGTGTACAGCGCTTCGAGCGTGGCCGATTGAGTAGCCTCTTTGCCGACCTTTTCACCAAGCGACTTAATCGCTAGACTGCTGATTTGTTTGTCTTGTTCGTTCATGCTGTTTTCTCCAATTCTTCTATTTTTTGATTTAGTTCTTGAATGGCCTTGATTAAGTAAGGCACCAATTCAAATGTGCGATACGAGTATGCGCCGTCAGGATTTTCAAAGAAGGCTTCAGGAACATATTTTTGGACATCTTGCGCCATGATACCGCAAGATATATCCTCTATTTTTCCATCGTATTCTTTGCGATAAGAGTACGTTTTTAGATTTTCGATAACATCGAGACCTGAGACTGTGCTATCTTCGATATTTGATTTGTAGCGACGGTCTGAGATTTCTTTATTTAAAGCGACCCATGAATATGAATCATCAAAATGATACAAATAAGCGTATCCTGCGTGTTCTTGAATTCTTTTGTAAGATGGCGAGTGAATCCAATAACCTCCAACACCTGTATCTTGGTCGGTGATATAATAAATATTTCCGCTAACTTTCAAATTCCCGTGAATAATTGGTGTATTCCAAAAATGGGCTTGATTGTAACAGTACATCTCGCCCGATTCTTTAACAAACCAAGCATGATTTCCTGGGGTATCCCACGTCGTTCCCCAATTGACCCAGAGAGCTGTTTTGCCCCAACTGCCAGCACCATTGCTCATTCCTACAAAAAATTGATTCTGGCCAGTTAGCCAATAAGTTTTTGGATCTTTATCATGAGTACCAATTTGGAATCCACCAATTTTCCCTTTGTATCCTTCAAGCAGGGTCGCAGATACTACTACTGACCGCAGCTTGTTGATGAAGGCCTCATTAGCAGCAAGCGTGTCCGTGAAGATATCACTTGAGACAAACATTCTAGCCATGGCTTGGTCCATGACCAATTTATCAGCTGTGATAGTATTCGCTCCGATGATTTCAGCATTCAACTTGGCAAAGTTGCCCTCACCCACGAATAGTCGCTTAAAGTAACCATCAATCGCTGTCAGTTCATCAAGCAAGGTCTTACCCTTTAATCGAATTTTTTCTGCCTCAATCAAAATTTGATTGTTCGTCGCATTGATTTGAGAGATGATAGAGCCTGCGCTAGTCAGGTTTTGAATTGCCCATGAGCCAGCAAGTTGATTTTGAACTGTACGAACAGCTTCGTCTGTATCTTCGGGCGCTAGCGTGAATGATGTCGCATTGTTTCCAGTTTCAAATTTTATCTCTGAAATGTAAAGGTTGATTGACTTGCCTTGTTGTCCGTACAACATCAAATTAATTTCGTCAACATCAACTGGTAACTCATAATTAAAAATAAGTTTTTTATAAATGGATGAAGTTATGTCACCATTTGGGATCTCCTTCCATGCCTGTGATTTTATTGCACCATCTTTCCTATAATGTAACCCGACATTAATACCAGAAAAAGTATTGTATCCATCTTTTGAAATCAAAAAAGAAAGAGTGATTTTGTCGGATTTTTTTAATTCAATTTTGAATGTCTGTTGCAATCCAAAATAACGAGCATTGATAGTTGTACCATAAATGTGCACGCCTGATTTATTTCGATTTTGTGATGAATGTTCATAATTGAAATTCAAGCCTGAAACGTTCGTTTCTCTCCAATTTTTCGACTTATCTCTGAAATCAGCATTCCTCACATAATTTCGTCCATCTCCGACATTTTTAGCCACCTCAACCTGGAACAGTTGGCTAGTCATAGCCATACGTGAGACTTTCTCAGCAATATCAGACTCGCTACTACCGATAATGCGCTCATAGAGCTGATTGGTTTCTTTCACTCGTTGAAATTCGACGAGATCAGCCTTGGTATCAAGTTGTCGTCTCACTTGCTCGCTAATTTGTTTCGCTTCCTGAGCAAGCAAACTACCTGCACCAGCGTTTTTCAAGGCTTCGTCAGCCTTGCGCTTGACCTCTTGTAATGGGCCATTGTCAAAACTGCTGAAGCGCTGGTCAATGGTCTCTGTTAGACTTTTCTTGACCTCTTCTACTTTTGCTTTGGCCAGTTCGACTTGGTCGTTAAAGTCATTCTTGATTTTCTCGACTTTCTTGTCAAACCCCTTATCAGCTTCTTCGATTTGGTTTTGAATTTGCTTCTCAAACTCGCTGAATTGCTCAATCTTCTTCGTGAGCGTTCCTGCGTAAGAATACTGCGCATCATTGCCAGCTTTACTGTCTGCGCTGATACGGCCACGCAGACCACCTTTGAACGTGAATGATTGACTTAATACTGGAGATTTGAACGTCTCACCCTTGTTCGTCTTGATAGTCACCCACTGGCCAACGTCGAGTAAGAGATGCCCTTGATAATTCAAGTTAAATGGATAATAACGAATATCCTTGATTTTGTGATAGAGATTATCCAACGTTGACTGTGTCATCAAGCTATTTTCGATTTCAAGAGATCGACCAGTCCGCAAGCCGACTGTTAGTGTCTCTTTATCTTTTTTACAAGAAATCCCTGCAATCTGATACTGGACTTCACTCTTGGTCAATCCGTGCATGAAGTAACTATCTGCTGTAACCACGAGACCTGAATCAATCAGTTCTCGAATTTCAAGATTGCCGTCTCGATTGAAGAAACAAGAGCGACCAAGGATTTGAGTTGCAAGGCTCAAGACATCCCGATAGGTCGATTTTTTGCCATCTGGCTTCTTGTCAATGTAATAGACTTGCCCGGTTAAATCCGTAGCGTCAAAATATGCATCTTCTAGCTTAACGCCAGTCTGATTTGCAATCTCAGCAACGATTTTTTGAATAGGAGCCGGATAGGTCAAACTTGACTCATACGGTCGATTGAGCTTGAACATCCCGTCCATAAGGTCAAGCTTGGTCGTGTTACGGTTTCGGTCAATTTCAATATCATTGATGAAGTATTCACCCATTTTGACCCATTCGTAGGTTCCGTCTACCAAAAGACCGATTTCAGGGTAAACCTTATCTAGTTTATTGAAAGTGGTAATGATGTTCGTAAAGACGATTTTAGCACTGCCTGCGCAAGTGCCTCCTGGCTTGTAAGCATCGCCTTTGATATAGCCGTAATCAAAGCTTGCTTCTTTGATATCGCTTGATTGGTACTGCCCTACTCTGATAGCAAGAGTACGGTCTTTAGCGAACATCGCTTCATCAAATTTCTTTCTTCTAAATATATCCATGTTCTAACCTACCTTTCTATCAGATTAAATTTAGCGCCCGACCATGGTTTGAACTTATCAGTAAACGAGTAACTTGGAGCCGTTCTGTCCCCAACGTAAAAAGTACCTGTTGTCTGACCTCTTACAGGGTCAGGGTATGAGACCTCAAAAAAGACTGTTGAAACGCCATTTAATAGCTGACTCATTTCATCTTGAGTCAGCATGCCCCATTCACAATCTAACTTCCGCTTGGTCGTGATACGGTCACGAACCATGTCTCCGTTAGCGTTTCGACCAGTCTCTCCGTCGATGTCTTGGATACCGACTTGAAAAGATTTGGGAGGCTTAACAGTCATCCCATTGATAATTAAGCGTGCCATTTTACCTCCCTTTAAATGTTAAGCAAGACTTGTCCTGCACGTTCTTGTTCTCGATTGATTTCTTGGATAGCTACACGACCGAACTCGTGACCCCCAATCATGATGACGATGTCACCACTACCGCTAAAGCCTCCAGATTGTGGTAAACCACCACCCAAGGCATTGACTACCGCACCACCTACGATGCGCCCCATAGTCTGTAAGAAACCAGTGTTCTCAAGTGGCATAACGACCTCTTTACCAGCTTCACCAATCATGGCTACGGTAGGACTATCAACGATACCACCACGGGCTAATCGAGGTAGACTTACATAGCCAACGCTTCCAAGAGATACGCCCGGAATCTTGTTGATTAAGCCGATAACGCCGTTAATCATGCCAATAAAACCATTGACCACGTTTTCGATCGTACCAAGAACCGCATTAACTGCGCTCTTGAATGCTCCACCTACTGCGCTACCGACCATTTGACCAGCATTCACGAAGATGTTCTTGACCGTAGTCCAAACACCGCTGAAGAAGCTTCCAATCGTGCTGAATGCGTTCTTAACCGCTTCAAATGCAGTCTTGAAGATATTCCCGAACCACGTTGCAACGTTTGAAAGCGCAGTCGTTACATCGTTCCAACGCTCACCGAACCAAGTGCCGATTGAAGAGAATACATTCGTTAGAGCGTTCCAAGCTTTCTGGAACATATCGCCAAACCATTTAGCTACGTCGGCTAGAACGGTTGTGATGTCGTTCCAGCGTTCTGAGAACCATTCGCCAATCGGTGTGAAGATAGCCACGATACCATCCCAAATTGCTTGGAAGATTGCTACAATCGTGTCCCAGATAACTTTTAAAACCGCTACTGTTAAATCTAGCAAAGCTGTGAGAAGCGTTGATAGGATGTTCATGATAGCATCGCCTGTTTCGGTGAAACCATCAAAAATCTTACTCATATCACTCGTAAGAATACCAGTGATGATATCAAACACACCCTTAAGGAAGTCCGCTATGCCCCCAAGTATATCAGCGACTGTATTGAATAATACACGGAAGACTTCTCCGATATATTCAAGAGTTGGAGCCAGAACTCTTGTTAATTGCTCGACGATAAAACCAATCACAGGACCTACATAAGCGTTAATGACTTGTGACATTTCTTGGAAGCTAGCGACCATGTCCAAAATCTTTTGAACAAATGGCAAAATATGCTTGTCAATTGTGTCTGAAAATCCTTGGCCAAGTTTTTCAATAACAGGTTGTATGTTCTCGTTCCATCCTTTTACAAACAAACTGATAATGCCTGATATAGCTTTCGTTGATGATTCAATCGTTGGACGAATGTATTGATCATATACTCGACTAATTGAGTCGACCATATCATTGATTGCTTGTTCTGCACTCTCGAAAATAGGAGCAATGTCTGACAAGGTATTCGAGAGCGACTCGGCAACGCCAGGCATGTTATCTGTAACAATCTGTTCAATACCTTTTAGCAGGTCACCACCGAACTTGAAGCCAATCTCCACGATGCTGGCTTGAATAGCTAAAACAGCAGATACAATCGAACTTCCAATACGAATAGCACCAGTTGATGTAATGACTTCGTAGAAGCCATTTGCGAATGCCTGAGCGATGTTTCCAGCTGATGCAAACATATTGCCCGTGTTCTCAAACTCCGCTACAAGCGAGCGAATAATACGCTCTTTTTGACGTCCTAAGCCGTTTGCGATACTTTCAGCAAGAAAGACACCAATGCCAACTCCGACAGTGCCGATTGACCCCGCAATCTGCCCTAATGCATAAGCGATTTTCTCGGTCATGCCATTAAAGGCATTGACTACTCGTGGATCAGTAGCAATTTCTTCAAGTGTAGTCTTGATTTGACCAAGACCAATCTTAATACGTTCTAAACCTTCTGCTCTGAATGCAGCAGAGAACCCTTTGCTAAAGAGGTCTGTTAAACCTTTCAGCTTATCTCCTAGACCGTCAAAAATGCTCTTGAATTGGTTATCCATGTCGGTAAGAGCAACTTCTGGCAAGATGTCTTTGAAAGGTCCGCTTCCGCCTTTCCCTTTCTTGCCTTTGCCTTTACCGCCACCGCCACCAGAACCTCCAGAGCCTCCGTCGTCCGAATCATCTTTCTTGTTCAAGAGCGTGATTTCATCGAAACCGGCTAACCCGAGCAGTTCTTTGACTGCTTTCTTAGCGTTTTTGGCTGCGTCGTCCATGACATCTGCGAGGTCGCCTGCGCCAGATGAAGCATCTTGTAAGGCTCCGTTCATATTGCCAACTGCGCCAGCCACACCGTCTTTTACAGTCGCTTTCTTGTTGAACATCAATGCGATAAACTCAGCGAGTTTAGCAGTCACATTCTTCAAAACCATAGCGAATGAGTTCAAGATTGGCATAATCGCGTTGATAATCGGCAAGAATGCGTTCCCGATGTTCAAAGCTGAGTCTTTCAGCAACGACTTGAACAAACTGATACTACCATTGACGGACTGTGACAAGGTCGTGCCATATTTAGCAGTTGCCTGCTCCAAAATCGCCATAAGACGGATTTGTTGTTGCGTTTGGTAGTCGAGTTGGTCCCAACTTTGGCCATTTGCAAAACGTTTGAACGCTTCAGTCGATTGAATCATGGCCACATTGACGTTGATTCCTAAATCCTCGATTGCTTCGGTATTCCCTAGCAAACCAGAACGAATGCGTTCCATGACGTCTGTAATGCTACGACCTGAACCTTCAGCTACAACTGCCGATGTTTGAAGCATCTTAGCAGTATAGGCGCTCAGCTTATTTGAGTCTTTGATAAAGCCAGAAAATAGGTTTGAATATACCGCCCCGTATTTCGTCGCTTCACCAACGCCCATGTTCATAGCGTTTGCGTTATCATTAACCCATTTTAAGAATGTCTGTGAGCTTTCGCCCATTTGACGCTTGATTTGGTTAATCGATGCTGTAACTTCAAGAGCCATCTGCGTAGAGTACATGCCGACATCAAGCAACTTCTTGCCAAGATAGGCAAATCCAGCGAATTTGGCTAATTTACCAAAAACGCCTAGCATGGAGCCAGACTGCGCCTTGATTTTGTCGGTTGATGACTGTACTTTGTTAGAGGCATCTTTGACCTTATTCTCGACTTCTTTCATCTTGTTTTTAAAAGGTGCGATTTCAGCGTCAATCATTACCTTAAGCTCGTCAAGTGTAACTCCCATCTATTCTCCTTTCATTTTTAATTTTCGGTTGTGACTTTCAGCAAACATGCGCATGCGTTCCTTATGCAATCTCAATTCTTGAGCCAATCTTGCTTGTTCGACCTGCTCTTTTTCTTTTTCAAAAAGCTCAGGAGCATAATCCCATACTTCAAGCGATTTGGCATCTTTTGAAAGCAACAAGGATACATTATTTGCTATCATCTGCGAAAGTCTGTAAGATTCAATGATTTTTTCTTTTTGCTTTTGAATTGTGACACGATTATAGCTTTCAATCATGTCTCTGATTTCAAGTACCGTTAAATCCCAAAAATCGAGAGGCTTGCCCCCGATATCTAAAAACACTGGGTATAACCTCTCAACCATTTCTTTTACTGAATGGACAGTAGTCTGTTCTACTCGACTACTTCCATTTTGGCTTCGGATTTCTTGGGAGCTTTCTTGCTTGCTTTCTCCCGTGGCATAAACCCCGACACTTGAAGCATCGGCAAGATAACATCTGCCATGAATGCTGCCTGGTCTCCACCGTTATCGACATAATCGTCGTATAGATCAGACACGTCTTCAAACGAGATTCCATGCTCGAACTTTTGAAGCGCTCCATGAGTCAATAACAACATGACTTTTAGAGGTGGCAAAGCAAAGGCTTCGTCCTCTGCGGGCATGAAGACCTTGAGCAAATTCGCTCCGATTTTTTCTTCAACTTTGGTCGCTTGCAAAGATGTGAGGCGGAGCTTCAACTCCTTGTCCTCACTAACTTTCCAAGTTGCGTATGGTAGGGCCATCTATTAACCTCCAATACCGTCTGTGAATGCGAGTTCAGACTGCAAAGCAATCTTGAGCGTGAATTCAATAACAGAGTTCACTCCGCCACCGCCGAGCTTGACAGATACTTGACCTTCAAAATTGACCTTAGTACCGTCTGGGTAGGCTTGTTCAAAGTAGAGTTTCTCCTTGCTGTCTGCAGCATTACGCAAGACACGATAAGGTGAAGTGGCAGTTGTGTTGTCATAAGCGAATTTGTATTCAAGTTCCCCAGCGTCACCAATACCAAATTCGTATTTCTTAACCTTGTCTGCAAGAGTCGTATTCTCGACTTTTTCAGGTTCAATACCAAATTCAGGTACTTCTTTCAAACCTACAAGATTTTGATAATCGCCTTTAGTTTTACTAAAAGCAAGCTTAATTCCGTTTGCTAACATGTTTTAGTTCTCCATTCTATACTGATAAACCAATTGTGAATTCAGGTCAACGATTCCCTCGAAGCGCATCAACTTGTGACGCAAATGCGACGGATCAGGCACGTCCTGGCAATCTGTCCTTCGCAACCCTAAAGATGCGAAGATTTCATTGATTTTAACTGCCAAATCACTTGTGCTATCTTTGTCGAAAATGTCCACCTTATAGCGAATATGCGACTTCTTCTCTTGGTCGTCAAACCATTCCCCTGGTTTATTTTGTTCTTCCAAAAAAATGACGACTGGAACATTCTCCCAGTCGCTCGGGTAAGTATCGGTCACATTATCTGCGACCTTTTGCAATTCTTTGTAAATTACAGGCTTAATATTAATCATTTTATCTGTTCTCTTATCTTTCTACTAACGTATTTTGAGATGTTGCTTGACACACGGTCATGGTTATCTTTCAAAGCTGGATACAAGTAAGGTTGCGCAGGCTGACCATACATCTTGTAGAACTCCCCTCTTTTGGCAAAGTGGTAAGGCCCTACGTTGATTTGGTCTTCATGCACATACCACGGACTAGACCGATAAGACACGCTGACTTCTGGAGATATACCAGAATGATTCTCTTGTCCTTTCGGACCAGTTCCAAGCTCGACATAGGCGCCATGGTCTGAGTTTGTAAAGACTTCGCTCGATATCTTGTTGCCATTTACTTTCAATCGAACCCTGATGCTATTTCTCAACTCACCCTCGTTCGCTGGTGCTCTGAGTTTGGCTTCAGCTTGTACGACTGTTTTAGCAGCATGCAAGACCGCTTGTCCTACTATCTCGTTACTCTTTGCACCGTATAACTTACGGCATTTAGCGATTAAGCTATCTGCTCCGAGCAAACCTGACACGTTCCAACTCCAAAACTTGATGATGACTGTACACTTTCTTTGAGATAACTCGATGCGTGACGTCTGTCTTGCTATCGATACAGACACCATCTTTGACGTTGATATCTGCATCCTTGCTCGCGTTTGCATTTAGGATATCGTTGACTCGGTCACCGTAAATCTCAGATTGTAGATTGCTAGTCGCTGGCCACAATTCAAGTCTTACTTCTTCAACCTCATCCGCATATCCTTCTTTAGCGATTCCCTCATTCGTTATGGTTTTCTTGAACCGCTTGAGGTTATATGGTTTCAGTCTATTCTTTTTCAAAAACATGACCTGCCACCCTTGCTAATCGATGCATGCGTATACGCTGTAAAAGGCCCGTAGACAAGCCAGACTCTGCATAGGTAACAGATATACCACCTTCACTCCTAGACTGCTCTCCTTCGCTTCCAGAGCGGTTGTAGAGCTCAATTACAAGTTCAGGTAGTAGCCTGTCGAGCGCTGGTGTCAACTTGTCACGGTTTGTTTCAGATAAAATGATATTCTCAGCCCTTAAAAGTAAAGACGAGAGGACTGTTTCGTCACTCTCGCCCGTCAATTGTTTTAGTTTTTCAAGTTCCATAAGACCTCCTAATCGTAAGGAGTCGTCTCGTCTCCTTGGATTTCGGTTTCATCAATGATCTCGACAACCTCTGCGATATCGACTGAGAACTCACTTTTGAGATTGTGTGACAATTCGTTGAAGCGCTCGTCTGTCATCTCAAAGACATCATTTTCATGCCGTCTCACTTTTGCTTGCCAGTCATTGAAGGCTTGTTTGACTCTGACTTTCATAGATCAGACCTTATTTCTTGATTTCAGCAAGCACGACCTTGGAATCGTCTGAAACTGCGACTGTGTAAAACTCGTCAATTGAGATTTCGGTAGAACGTTTCAAAGACTTGCGGTCTACTTCGACGTTTGGATCACGTTTGATGTAAACTGTCAATGCAGCAGTGTCTTGTTCGGTTTCGTCATCGTGTGTCAGCTTGATGATTGGGCAAGTGTAGAATGCGCTTGTAGAGTCCAGAGCTACCTTATTAGTCGCAACGATACGTGTATTTGCAATCATACCAATTTCACCAGTCATTACAACTTGATTTGGATATTTATCCGCTGAGATGAAGTTTGGATCTTTACGCAAAGTTGTGACTTGCTTTGGATTTACAAACATAACTTTTTCAGTATTGACTTCTTCTTCAAACAAATCAATAGCATCAACGATTACATCATAGCCAATTGTTTTTGTTTTTGAGTCAAATTTACGAGTGTTTGTTTTTAGAAGGGCATCCATTGCGTCGTTATCGATTTTAGCAGCAATAGCAAGTGCAAGTTGGTTTTCAGCATTTCCTACTGGATCACCGTAGCCAGATAATACAGCTTCGTCCGTCAATTCAACGGCTTTCATAGCCTTCTTGATTGTAGCAGTTTTGGTTGATGTTCCAAGAACTACAACACCAGCTTCCACACCTTCGTTTACATCTTCGGCATCACCGATGTATGTGTAAGATGGAACTTTGATTGTGTTCCCTGGAACGCCTTCAAGCGTGCGATCGATAGCTGCGAAGGGAATTACTTGCAATTTCTTTGGTAGTTTAGCTGCAATCATGTCTCCCATTACTTCAGGATTCACGAGATTTGCGATTTTAGTTTGTGCCATTTATTAAATTCTCCTTATTCGTTAATTCAAAAATGAGTTATACAATTCAGGATTTGACTGCTTCAATGCAGCCTTCTCTGAATGACTCATTCTGTAAAATTGAGCCTTGGTAAGCTCGTTGTTATCTTGTGGGGCAGTCTTAATAGGTGCGCTACCCTTCATGCGGTCGGATACACCTTTTTGGACTGCATCCTCCCACGTTTTCTGAATGCTTGCGACCGATTCGGTCACAGCTTCAGCATCTGATAAATCAACCACGGCTACTAATTCAACTGGTAAGCCACGTTCGCTTAGCATCGTCTTAGCTTCTGCGGTCAATTCCTTACGAGCAATAGCTTGTTCACGATTGGCCAGTTCTTGCTCACGCTGATCTAACTGATATTTCTGTTTCTCGTCAGCGTTCATCTTAGAAAGCTTTTTAGCTTCGTTTTCCTTGGCTTCTTGCTCGGCTTCCCATTTGGAACGCTCGGCAGATAGCATCTTACCGATTTCAGCACGAGTGAAAGTTCGTTCGTGCTTTTCTTCCTGCACCGTATCAACATTTTCTTGAGTGTCGACAGTCTCAGTTGATTCAGTAGATACAGTTGCATTGATTTCTTCTGACATAATTGTCCTCCAGCGATTACGTCGCCACTCGATGATCTCGTTTTACGTCCGGCGACGGAACAGTACAGCTTTTAATGTCATCAGTACAGTTTGGACAATATAAAAACCGTACGGGATTCCATACGGTTAGGTTTCTATAAGGATAACTTCACAAGCTATCACAGAAATTCTTTTTACAATCAAATCGCAATCAAGGAAATCGCATGGATAGTCTCCGTCTAATCGTTCATTGTTGTGATACACTGAAATGTTAGCTTCTTCCTCTATCGCGTCACAAAGTTCTTTAACTTTCATTTTTTTACACCTTTTGAAAATATTAAAACCGCATCAAATTTGACGCGGTTAGTTTTATAATTCGATTCCTTCGATTTCTGATCGAATTTCTAGCCAGTATAAATACTGACCCATGGCGCACTTTTGATTTTTTAAAACTTCAATTGAGCATTTTGGTTCAAAATTGAGCGTACCAGCTTCGTATTTCACAATCATTTTGTGTAATTTTGTATATTTATCCTTAAGCGCATTGTATTCATCGATAAAACGTCTTTGCCAATCTTCCATTTTTTTGTTTTCCTTTCTTCCGAAAAAAACTGATCAAAAATACCAGTTTATAGCAATTTACAGTGATTTATAGCAGTCTATTCCTGCAAGTCAAGATATTGGATCACCTACTTTCTGTTTATTATGGCATTTGCAATCGCAAGAATAATTCCTGCAATTAAAACGAATAACCAAAAGAATACCAACCACCCGAAAGCAATCAGCACCCATTCCCAAATAAACATGTTTTACTCCTTTCTATGCATTCTTTTGAGGTTTAGCATTCTTTTCTACCCATTTTTTTGAAATCATCAAACGTATCCATCTTTTTCAATAATAGATACTTCTCGACTTCTTCAATAGCTTTCTCGACAGAAGTGTCATGAAAGCAGTAACCGTTAAGCGATAAATCAAAAATTTCATTTTGTTTTTTCTTATCGACAATCCATAACTCCTCACCATGCCAAGCGCTCTGTGGGTCATAACATTTCTTAGATTGAATCTCAAGACCGTTATTTTCAATCAATTCTATCAATTTTTTGTATTTATTCATCAGACTCTCCTTTCTGAGTATGAAAAAAGCACTTAGATTTTTCTAGGCGCTTAATAAATTCTGTCGTCGTAATCAATCGGTTTTTCAAATGCTTCATTTTTCTTAATGCACGAATTCACGACTGAATTATATTTTGAAATAGCTTCCTCGTCTACCTCGAAAGGGATTATCAAATACACAGGAAAATCTTCACCAAAATGAGACTTGTATCGCTCGCTGATTTCTTTGAATTGATTATAAATTTTTTCATTCTTCCAAAAAAACATCCTGACCTCCTTACCAAACAATCGGCTTTTTATTTTCTAATTTCAATTTTGAAATATCTTCAAATATCTTGTTGTATATTTTAACAGAATTCGGAAAAACTTTGTCATAAAACGATTTTATTTCAGGGGTCATTTGAGCTTGAGTATATTCCGCAATAAATTCCATCCCTCGATGTGTTTTATCTTTCCAGTACGAATCCGAATGATTGAAAGGTTGAGAACCATATTCCGCGCTTTTGAAAGAACTCATCATATCCGAAGCGAATGCACCAACCTCCGCATTTTCCTCGGGGCGAATTTCTGGATTTAATTTCTTTGCTAGTTCAAGTAATTCTGATTTGAAATCTCTTACTTTAGCTTGACGAAGATTAAAGAAGTCTCGTTTCTCATCCATAGACGCTCCTCTTTTGAGCTTCATATCCCCGAAAATATAATTGTCCATATCTTTCTTTATGGTATTGTACAAGTCATACTGACTGCTAAATGCTTTAGCTCCCAATTCTGGAGCACCGAAGTAAGTTGCGATATTATCGATGCCATGAGTCAATTCATGAAGAACGATTGAATGTGCTTTCTGATTAAATTTCTTGTTGTAAATAAAATCGCCTTTTGCCAAATTAACTTGTGTACCAGACACATGAGAAGACATTTCTTTTACTTTGGCAAAAGATAATTTATCGATTGAACCGTAGAGAGATCGCACAAAATCATCACTCGGGAAGAACCGCAATTCTCTTAAAAGACCTTGCGCATTTTCTTCTCCAAACACATCAACGAAATTCGTTGTTCTAAGTCTCTTTTCTAAACGATCTACCAGATCACGTCGTTCTAAAGGAACGTTATCCTCTCGTGCTTGCAAAGCAGCTTTCTCTGCTTTCTCTTTCAAAGCATCTTGTTCAGCTGCCCAGTCAAAATATTTTAAAAGATCATCAAAATCAAGATTGTTGATTTCTTCAGAGGTGAGTTTAGAAAAATCAATCTTAACAACGTCCTTATCATCCACATACTTGCTATACCACTCTTTATAAGACATATCAGCAGGTACGTACTCGACCTTCCCTGTTTCAGGATTTCTTGCCCTACGCTCGAGCTTGCTGTAATCGATATCGTCATCGTGTGCGATAGTCGTAGACCTACACCACGGATGCATGGGTGGATAGTTCACACCAGGAACAGCCTTGTCCGTGTCATAGACCTTATTGTCGTGCTCTTGGCAGATATGTGATGTACGCTTGTCTAATACCGCTATGAAGCGATACTTTGTAATCTCAGCATCTTCATAGCTGAGTAGTTCCATCTGGTTATGAAAAAAGGCTGATTCTGTACGAACCAAGCGCCTAGCATTATTTTGGCCAACCTCAAATCGTTCTGCGATTGCTTGAGCCGTGTCTCGTGTACTTCGGCCTGTCATAAGACTTACCAAAAGCTCGTCTTTCACGCTTGAAGCGAGCGCCCCAGTATTTGACCATATTCTGTCTGAATAGGCCTCTCCCGTCCATTTTAGAGCCCTCAAACGCTTAATTTCAGTTTCAGGGAGACTAGAGAAACTATATGCTAGTCCTGTCTGCTGTTGCAGGTCAAAAGTAGCCTTGTAGTAGCTATCTTTCATCAGGTCGCTGTAAAAGGCATCTGAGCCTTTCTTCTCTGAATGATAGATAGACTCACGCATGCGGTCTATGTCGTCGTTTAGACGCTCTAAACGCTTCATGCGATAGGCATAAGCTGGACTGTCTAAATCCGCGAGTAGGCGTTGAATGTTCGGGTCATTCGGTCTAGCTTCAAGAACCTTACGAAGTTCATTCAGGTCTTTTTGGTCTTTCATATTCTTCAAAACATGACGAGCAT